CTCGTGCCCCTGGTACAATGGTTGGTACACAACCAGGGCACACACTGCCTGCATTGCAGGTGATGATATGTGTACGTATTGCACACTGCCCTTAGTACAGTGCCCATTACATACACACATACATGACATAGACAAGCATGAGTGCATGCATGCAACGCATGAGCTGCACAATGCCAGGGTTGAGCACAACAATGACCAATCCATAACCCAAAACAATGCACACAACGGACATTCAGCCTGCTTTGACCCCATCATGTTAATATGTCCGGTTTCGTCCCCTGTATACTTGGCTTCTGTCTATTCTCCCGGAGTATCCCCGCATTAGTGTGGCATTTATTTTTTGCAGAAAAGAATGGGCGGGTGGGTGTTGTTCTTGTCGTCTTTGCTGGTCACCGTGTGGTTGGGGTGGGGGTGGTGAAACCTGTGGATAACCTGGAACGTCCGAGGGGTGGATGGTCATCGTTGCAGGTCACAGGGTTATTTGGGGAAGTGCTGGACTGTCGGGCTAGTTTCAGTACCCCTTAACTAGCGAAAGCGGGGTAAAAAGCGAAGCGCCCGTGCAAACGACCGTAAGGGAGTTTGCATAAAGCGTTTGTAAGCAGCAACCCTTTTGAGAGGGTTGCTTACTAGAAGCGCTTTTAAAGAGCCGCGCGCGAGGCGACTCGCGCTTGGGGTACTGCGGATAATTCATGGTCATTGGATTCTTTCAAACGCCACCGTGAGCTTACCGCCCCCGCCCCGGCGAGGTCGGGGAGCCGGAACCCGTATACTAGGAGTAACCTAGTTGAGGAGTTGTTGATGGCCTATTTGAGTGCGAACGATTCTGCTATTCTTGCTGATCTTTCTGATGAGCCGGGTGGGTTTAGTGTTGGCCCCCCGACTCCGTACGATCCTATTGGTATGGCGTGGGCTAATGGTAGGCGTTGTTCTAATCTTCCCGACCCTGGTCCTATTGCTGGTCCGGTGCATTTGTGGCGTGATGGGACCCCCCTTAAGCGGTACCCCCAACCCCCTAGTGCCACGGAGTGGCGTGCGACGGTGACGAAGCATGGGTTGCCGACGACCAGCGATGGGAAGATCGTTGGAGTTGGCTGGCCGCAGGAGCGTGTGGATGAGGCGTTGTTGAATGCGGCGAACACGATAAGAGGGAGTAACTGATGGCTGCGAAGAAGACATCCCCCACGAAGGGGATGCCGGCTGGTAAGAAGTGCCCGAAGTGTGGGAAGACTGGTTCAGCCTGCAAGTGTTGACGTGGGTCTGGACTCCGCTTCGGTGGTAGTCCGTCCTGACCCTTGGTGTAGCTACGGCAGCCAAGGGCTGGCGAGGTAGCCCAATTGGTAGAGGCGCCGGGTTCAAAACCCGGAGGTTGTGGGTTCGACTCCCACTCTTGCTACGAAGCGGTCCCGCGCCGTGTGACGACTATGGCGCGTTTAGGGAATCCCGGTAGAAGTTTGCGCGTGGTGCACTGCGCGTAGAACTAGGGTAGAGAGATAGCCGTCCGACACAGGGCGCTATCCCACCGCTTTCAACGTTTGACGGCGCGCACCCATGTGGCCCACCAGGGCCATGTGATGAGGGCAACCCCTGCAGCTGGCCCCCACGATGACGTGGTGAGCATGATGACGCCGATGGGGAAGCTGCCGGCGATGTAGACGATGGCCCACCCGGCCCCGCCGTCTGGCACCCATTTGTGTTCCATAACTTTATAGTAGCACACACTATAGTCTGAGGAGGCCGCGTGAGGATTGCCCCGATCAACCTTGACCGGATCAGGCGTCACCGGCTTGGTCTCGGTCCAGCGCCGGCTTACCGCGTGAGTCGCGTCTTCCACAAGGAAGACATCGTCTCCCAAGGGCAGAAGTGGCAGCGGGCATGGGGTGAGGCGGTGCCCCGCAGGGGGCCTGCCACGATCACGGCAGTTGAGCAGGGCGATTACGTCAGACTGACTATCGCCTTCGACGCCTGATGGCAACCAAAATCGTGGGCCTGCAGGGTGTACCAGCAATCAAGGCCAAACTCATTGAGCTGGTGGGCAAGGGCTACTCGGTCAAGGACGCTTGCGCTTTGGTGTCGCGCACCCCGAAGACGTTTGAGAACTACAGGGCGAGTGACAAGGATTTTGGTGCCGCAATTGATGCGGCGCGTGGCCGGCTCAAGCGGGCTGACCGCACGGGTGAGGACCCGGAGGTGTTCAACCTCAGTTTCGCGGAGTGGCGGAAACGCTACCTTGGGCGTGACACGTATGCGCATCACCAGTTGTGGGTGGACGTGTTGGAGGGCAAAGAGCCCACCTTGTGGCATCCTGCGATTCAGTACCATAAGGCGTCACCGCGTCGTATCCTGATCAACTGCCCGCCCCACCACGGCAAGTCCACGGTGATCACGCAGGAGTATGTGACCTACCGGCTATGCCTTAACCCAGCCCTCCGGATTGTGGTCATCTCAAAGACGGCGGAGTTCGCCTCCACGTTCTTGCACTCAATCAAGACGATGCTCACCGATCCAGAGTTCATTGACATGCAGCGGGCATATGGCCCACCTGATGGGTTTAAGCCGCAACGCGGCGAGGGTCGTTGGGCCAACCACGTGATCTACCTGGCGGATAGGAACCTTGATGCTGCGGACAAGGCTTCGAAGGACCCTAGCGTTATCGCGGTGGGTATCGGCTCAGGCGGAATCTACGGCAGGCGAGCTGACCTTGTCATCCTTGACGATGCGATTGACGACAACAACGCGCACGCTTACGCGAAGCAGTTTGACTGGCTGACCCGAACCGTCCTGTCACGTAACAAGACGGGCATCGTGGCCTTGGTTGGCACACGTGTCGCGCCGATGGACCTTTACTCGCACGTTCTAAATGACGACATTTACATCACGGGGAAGTCTCCGTGGACGGTCCTGCGCACTCCTGCAGTGTTGGAGTATGCGGAGGACCCTAAAGACTGGGTGACCCTCTGGCCCAAGTCAAGCCAACCGCTTGATGAGAACTTGGAGGTTGAGCCGGACAAGGATGGCATGTATCCCGCATGGGATGGGCCGTCTTGTGCGGAGGCCCGTGCTGACAACCGGCCCATGATTTGGGCTTTGGTGTGGCAGCAGCAGCAAACTTCTGACGACATGACGTTCAGCTCCCAATGTGTGCGGGGGTGCGTGGAAGGTCGGAGGAAGGCTGGCCCGTTGAAGGCTGGGGCGTGGGGTCACCCGAAGTTTGGCGCGGAGGGCATGCAGGTGATGGGGTCTATTGACCCCGCCGGCACTGGGGAAGCGTTCATCCTGGTGTATGCGGTGGATCGCAGGACCAAGGAGAGATGGGTCCTTAACGCCTGGATGGGGTCTGACACGTTGCCGTCGTGGTACGCGGCACGCATTGAGGAACTGACCCCGCTGTATGGGATCACTGAGTGGGTTGTTGAAGCTCAAGGCTATAGCAATTGGCTTTATCACGATGAGCGGGTCATGGCTTATTGCAAGCAGCGGGGTATCAAGATCAGCCCCCATTACACGGGCAGGAACAAGATCGACCCGGATTTTGGTGTTGCCAGCATGGAGGGCCTGTTTGGGACGTTGTCCCCGGAGGTTTCGGGCGGCAAGTTGAAACATAATGGCGACAACATCCTGCATTTGCCTGACCCTGACTCAAGTCAGGGCGTGAAGGCGTTGATTGACCAGTTGGTGACGTGGGTGCCGGGTAAGTCTGGTGGGAAGCTCCGTCAGGATGGCCCGATGGCGTTGTGGTTCGCTGAGACTAGGGCTCGGCTTTACGTTACGGGCGGGGATCACCCTCTAACGACGCACGTTAAGAACAAGTATTTGAGTCGCAGGGCTGCCGGCAGGCAGTTTGTTACCGGCGCGAACTAGGCGACAGGAAACCATGGATCAGGACAAGTTCAACCAGGTTGTGCGGCAGGTTGAGTCGCTGGCGTTGCAGTACGCCACCCGCGACCACGCCGCCGTGCAGGTTCGTGCTGTCCGCCACGGCGACTTCGATCAGATTGCGCCCGGAGTTTTCCCGGAGGATTGGCCTCGCCCGGTCGTTGCTAATATTGTGGACAACATGGCGCGGGACTTTGCCGCGAAGATGACACCGTTGCCGTCGTTCAACTGCAGTGCAGCCTCCTCTTTGTCGGATGCGGCTAAGAAGTTTGCGGATAAGCGGTCGAAGATCGCCCACAACTACCTTGTTCACTCCCATTTGGCGTCACAAATGCCTGACGCGGCTGATTCGTATAACTGTCACGGCATGGTTGTGTTTAGCATGGAGCCGGACTGGGATGCGAAACTGCCTCACATCCGGGCCGAAGACTCGGTTTACATTTACCCAGTGTGGAACCGCAACATGGAAACTGTTGCGGCAGCTAAGATCAGTTACGCTTACGCGAACCAGATCGAGGACGACTACCCCACCGCTAAGGATTTGCGCAAGAAGCACCCTGGCGCCCTGGTGGGCGGGGATCGTTACAAGGTTGTGAAGTGGTCGGACAAGGATGTCACGGTCACGTACCTGCCCGATCTTGGCAATTTCATCCTTGAGGAGTACAAGTCTCCTACGGGTGAGTGCGAGTATGTGTGTGTCCCGCGCCCGTCAGGGCATGGTTCGTTCGGGCAGGTTATCCGGGGCCAGTATGACGACCTTGTGTGGCCGCAGATTGCCCGTAACGAGTTCCAAATCCTTGCCCTTGAAGCTACTGATAAGGCTGTGCGTGCGCCTATCATTGTGCCGCCTGACGTAACGGATATTGCGTTTGGTCCTGACGCGGTATTGCAGACAAACAACCCGCAGGGGGTGCAGCGTCTCAAGGTTGATGTGCCGCCTGCGTCTTTCCAGGCGGCGGAGTGGCTGCGTGAGGACATGCAGCGGGGCGGCATGTCGAACGATGGCCGTTCGGGGCAGTCGTCCGCTTCTGTTATTACGGGTGCCGGGGTTGAGGCCCTTGGGGATGGGTTTAACGCGCAGCAGGCGCAAGCCCAGGAGATGATGAAGTTCGCTCTGACGAGGGTCATGCAGCGTTGCTTCGCCATGGATGAGAAGTTGTGGCCGAAAACCAAGAAAGAGATTCGCGGGCAGGATGCCGGCGTACCGTTCAAGATCGATTACACGCCCAGCAAGGATATTGCTGGCGATCACACCATTGATGTGCAGTACGGGTTCCTTGCGGGCATGGACGCCAACCGTTCCCTGATTTATATTCTGCAAGCGTATGGTGCGAAACTGTTCTCTCGGGATTATGCGATGCGCAACATGCCGGCGAACCTTAACGTCTCTGAGGAGACGAAGAAGATTGAGTTAGAGGAAATGCGCAGGTCTCTGTTGGATTCGTTGGCTGCTGCGTCTCAGGCGTTGCCGACAATGGTTGCTCAGGGTGCTGACCCGTCGAAACTGGTTGCGTCTTTGGCTGCTGTGACGAATGGTATCAAGTCGGGTAAGGCCATTGAGGACATTGTTCTTCTGGTGTTTGCCCCTCCACCCCCCGAACCCGCCCAGCCGGCTCCCGGTGTTGGTGCCCCAGGAGACCCCTCCTCTCCTCCTGGTTCTGGCGCCCCCGGTTCTGAGCCGGCTGGGATGGGCAGCCCGCCTCAGGGTGGGCCGATGGCCCTACCGGGTGGTCCTCCGAAGGGGCGACCGGACCTGTTGCAACTTATGAGTGGGATGAACGGCGCTACTGGTAGGCCAACTCTAGGCGCTAATGTCCGGCGCAGTATGCCGGTGTTTTGATGCCTAGCGGCGGGGACCATCCCCCGGTAAACCCGGCTGCCGTCTCTGGCCCCGGTGCTCTTAGTCAGCGCACGGACGGGAAGCAGCCGGTCATGGCGCTGCCGAACGCGAAGTACGGCGAGAACAAGGACTTTCAGGCCGTCGAGTCGGGCGCACCGATGGGGTCGCCCCCAGGCTCACCTACTCCGGGGCCTGGTGGCACGCCTGCGGAGATGCCCGTCGGGTTTGGTGCGCCAACGGCCAACCCTAACGAGCCGGTCACTGCTGGTGCTGCGGTTGGTCCGGGTGTTGATCAGTCGGCGTTGAATCTGCCGAAGGGCGACACCCCGCAGGAACTTCGCGCCCGTTACGGGCCGATCCTGCCAGCTTTGATTGCGGAGTCTCAGTCTCAGTTCGCCACGCAGGCTTACAAAGACTCCGTCGCAGCTTTGCTCGCACTATTCTAAAAAGGAGCCTGAATGCCTGACGGCGGCGACTGGCTCTCTAGTCTTGCGTCCAAAGTAGGGACCGTTGGGTCCTTTATCGGGAAGTCGCTGTTCCCCGCTGCTGCGATGTATGACCAGTGGAAAGACCCGAATGTTGGCGCGTCAAACGTGCTTGCAGACACCCGCGCTGCCATGGGTGCGGTCGGTGACGTAGGGACCTGGGCCGGGGACAAGGACCCAACAAAGTTGCTGATGCCCGGTCTGATGCCGGCGCTTGCGATTGCACACCATATGGGTATCGGCGCGCAGGGCGACGAGTGGGACAAGGGTGCCATTGGCCTGCTGGGCACCGGGCTAAGCAAGGCTGGCGAGTTCGGCACGTATGCCGCCTTGTCCCCATCACCGCTGTCTGACAATTACAGCCCTGCGAACAACAAGAGGGCTTGGGACATGGCGTTCTCGAAAGAGAACCCTGTTGACATGGGTGGCGCTGTCATGGGCGCACTCTACGACCGCGCGGACGGTAACCAGAACTCGGTTCTGGTGGACCCCAACGGCCTCAAGGACTTGCACCAGCATTTGGATTCGTCATGGTATGGCAACATGGCGGCTGGCGCCATCACTTTTGGCGGTTACGCCCTCCTCGACCCCACTAAGGGTATTAGCAAGTTGACGCGGGCGACACGGGCCGCTAACTATGTGGCTGACCCGATTCATGCTGACCGGGTTGCGACTGCCGTTAATGCTGCCGGTGACGCTGGTGAAACGTTGAAGGCCGGCAACCTTGGCAACACGGGGCGTGCCCTGGTCGGCAAACCTTTGGATGAGGTGTCGCAGGGTGGTCGCCTGATGGCGTCCATGCAGACCCGTTTCGGCAACGACACGAACTTCAACTCCGTGCTGAACAAACTGGATCCCACCCATGGTGAGGGTACGGATGCTGCCCGCATGGCGGCGCCCGTAATGGCTGAACTGATTGCTGACACGGGGAAGATCACTGACCCGCTGTTGCAGGCTCAGGCTCACACCAACATTTTCTTGGCTTCTACCGGTTCTAGCGTTTCGATGAAGTGGCTGGCGGACAACCTGCCGATGGCTGCGGCGAAACTACGCCGCACGTCTATGGCCCCGTCAGAGTTCACCCTGCTACGCAACGTCATGGACGACGTTGAGGCTAACGGCATCCAGTCTTTGGACATGGGCAAGTGGGTTGACTCCCACTACACTGACCCCGCCCAGCGCACAGAGTTGAAGGCTTACGCTTCGAAGGTTGAGGACGTTCGCAAGTTCCAGCAGACCATTGAGCATGGTGGCCCTGGTGGGTCACTGGTGGACTTTGGTACGTCGGCGGCTAAGGGCACGAGCGAGGGCACCATGGTGGTGCCGCGCGTGTTGGAGCAGTTGAAGGCCGGCCTGAATCAGTACGTTCTCGATTCCCACCTGTTGAAGGATGGCGCGTCGGGGCGCAACGTTCGCGTTGTGAACTCGGTGGTGACACCGAACGCACCGGGCAGCATTCATATGGCTGACCCGATCATGGGCAACAAGCAACTCATGGGTACGATGCGGCAGTTCAGTCAGAAGATGCGTGGCAAGGACGGGGTTGACGCTTTCACCCCGCAGTACATTGAGGCCACATCCGAGGCGTATTTGCGCGCGACCCCCGCTGAGCGTGGGGCCATCGTTGACAACGTAAATGACACACTGTTGCAGAAGGTTGCGGAGCATTACAGTGCGCAAGCAGTGGCGCACCGTGGTGCGGAGTTGACCCCTGAGAATGTGCGTCAACTGGTGGCTACCGCTAACGCCGCAAAGAACGGTGGCCGGGCTTACGCTGAGGCGAAGGTTAAGGCCGCTCAGGCTGCAGGCGAGGGTGAAACGTACCTTGGCGACCTGACCGGCACCGACACAGTGTTGAAGACGGCGCACTTGGCGTCACAGTTGGAGACGACACGGTTCTTGTGGGATTGGCGCTCGGCTAGTGACGCCGTTGATAGCTTCTACAAGGCGAACCGGACGACTAGTGCGACCGCGCTGGACAGGTTTGCTACGCAGGCTGGGGCAAACTCGTACCAGTTCATTGCCGGGTATCACAAGATTTGGAAGCATGCTGTTCTGTTGCGTCCGGGTTTGGCTGTTCGCGCCCTTGAGGACACGGG